TGGTGTTTGAGTTTGTTGTAATTGTTCAGCTACTGGGTTCTGCACTCGTTCTACTACACGAGGAGCCGGAGCAACTGGAGTAGCTACAGATTCTGTTAACATGTCAGCAATACTATCAGTAAGAGATTCTGTTGAACGCTCTTTAAATTTCGCAACTGCTGTTTCTCTATCAGACTCTTTACCTAGTGCTACTCGTAAATCAACTAAATGACTTACTTTGCTTTCACGAAGTTGTTCAGATAACCCTGTGTTCGCTGTTACTAAATCTTGGCGAGCTTCTTGCTCATCCTTTAATTCTTGTTCTGCAACTTTTAAAGCATCCTGTAAACGTTTAACTTCTGCTTTTAAGTCAGCAACTTCTTGACTCTCTGTAGGAGCCTCTGGAGCTACCGGTGCTTCTGGCGTTTCAGGCTCAACCACTGGAGTTGATTCTGTTACTGCTGGTGCAGGAGTTGTTTCAGGAACTGCTGGAGTTGCCTCAGTTGTTTGTTCTGGCTCAACTACTGGAGTTGGCTCTTGAACTGGTGTGTTCTCAACTGGCATATTCTCGTCCTCCTTGTTCTCTGTAGTGTGTTTGCAAGAGCATCCACAATGTGATTCTGTCACCACAATAGATTCTCTATTTGTAGATTCACGACTAGCATTAAATGGCTGTTGCATATCGCCGATGTTCACTACCATTGCGTCTTGGTCAGCTGGGACGTTAACCCAAGATAGTTCATCGAACCATAGATTGCCGCAAGTCCATTCAGCAGTTTCTCCGTCGTAAGATTCGCCTCTCATGTGGCCACAGAATCCTTCGTTAATAATGTCTGTGTGACAAATCGTACAGACAGCGGAATCTGTTGTCGCTCCGATTGATACCGTTAGCAATCTACCATCTAAGATGTCTTTAATTGCTTTTGGGTGTGAAATCTTTGGAACAACGATAATACCCGGTCTACCAGCTACCGTATACTCGGTAAATGATGCAGTATGAACACGGCCTGTTGCTTCCGTTTCTACATCATGATTGTAGATGATTGGTTTCGGGTAAGGTTTCGTCCAAGAGAATACCCCACTCTTTAACTCTTCATGACCTTTTAACTTGTCTGCTAAGTATCGAGTGTTGTTACGAGTCGAACCTGCGTGAATCGCTTCAATCTGTGGTAGTAAATATCGTACGCCGTTTTCTGTTGTCGCTTCTGTGAATCCAGCTTCCGGTGAAAGCCTTGGTTTCACAACAGAAGATTCAGAGATAAGACGAGGGTCGATGTCTAAACCTTTCCACTTCATCTAGTTCCCCTCCTTTAGTACGATAATGCATTCGCATCCCGGATGGTGAGGAGGTATCTCCTCTTTCCAATCTCCCGTTAAGGAAATCTCTGTCTGTTTCTTTTCACAGACATTACATGCTCTTTCGGTATATGTAACCTTTGCTGTTTCTACCCCAGCTTGTTGTCCGGCATAACATACGCCGTAATTATAAGCTGAGAACAACATCGTCTTGGAAATTAACTTTAAGCGATACTTATTCGCATGGAAGGCACTCTCTATGTATGCAATTCGTTTTGAATCCTCTATTTCCTCTGCCTTGCGTAAAGCCATCTCAAGTTCTTCAATCACTTTATGAATGGATTTACTACCTTTGTGAATTGCATCCTCCACATTCTTTTTATGTAAGGCTAATGCCTGTATCCCTGTTTGTTCTCTCCCATCACGAAATCCTAAGTTAATTGCTTTCGCAAGATGTTGTCGGTTTCTACTTTTCATCAGGTCTTGAATTAACTTGGTTGTCAGTACCGGGATATGGTTTAAGGCTTCGCCTCTTGCCATGCGGTTAACAACGTCCGTCTTAGCCTGATTCCAGTAATCTTCGAGCTGTGATGTGTATTTCAAAACATCTAACTCAGAAGTTAAAGTAACCACTACAGATGATTCCGTCAATACTTTATTTGCATTTTCTTCAAATAATGCTTCTTTTGATGGTTTTGGCTTGCCCGGAGAGTTCTGTTTTCCACTTTGATTCTCTGGTTTGTCCTTATTATCACCTGCGTTCGCTGCGCCTTGGTCTACTGCCATAAACATATTAGCTTGTAATCTAGCTTCATCTGTTACTGGGTCTCTACCAAGTTCTAAACGCATTTCCTCATGTGTAATTGCATTTTGCATAAACATTTGCAGAACATGATTCTCTTTCTTAATCTTTGCATCTAGCTCTACTTCTGAGAACATAAATAGAACTTCATCTTCTGGTTTTAAGATTGGGTCGAATCCGCCCTCAAATAATAGTTCATTAATGATTTGGTTACGTACGCACTCAGCAAATCCATGCTGGAAGTCTTTTACCCCATCATTCATGTCAGAAGATTGGTTATCTGATGTAGATTTGTTTGCTGTATCACCAATACCCATAACAGAGTCTGATACGCCAAGTCCAGTAAATACACGTTGACGGAAATACTTAAGGTATCCGTTCGCATCTAAGGCATTACCCTCTGAACCAATTACTTTGATATTGTGACGTTCTGGTACAACAATACCGCCGTCCATAGGCATTGCACGGATTTCTTCACGTACTGCATCAATTTCCTCGTCCTTTGCCTCAAAC